TGTCCGTTAACTTTTCGCCACGTTGCGCCTTTGGTTAAATCCTTTTGCAGTCCTACGTAGCGGAAATTGTTTCCGTTTGGGGTGGTTTGGATGGATTGGTTTAGGTGGTAAGGGTGGTTATTATAGGTTAATGAGTTCATTTTGTATTAGTTTTTGGAATTGTTCAAGTGATCGGATTATATGGTATTGAAAGCCTAGTAAATTAACTCTTATTTCGAACTCTTTTTGTGATTGTGATTGCTTGCCTATTTCCGTTTTTAATTCAACGAATAAAACTTTACTTTTTGGAGTTATAACAACTAAATCGGAAACACCGCTTAAAAGTCCAGTAGCTTTAGCTTGTAGTGTTTGTATAGCGTTTTCTTTTCCGAGTTCGTTTGGAACACTAAAAATTAAAGCTCTATTGTTATGGTGTTTTAGACAATAGTTATTTGTGTACCATTGTACTATTTCCGCTTGTATCTTATTTTCTGCTTTCATTATTTTTACTTCTTAAATTAATTTGATGGTCAACCCAGTTTTGATGATAACCTTTATATTTTGCGTAATGAATTAAATCTAACTCTGTTTTCAAATGGTAATAAATCCACGTTTTCTTATATCCTTTCGCTTGTGCTATTTGCTCTAATTTTTTAAAGTCAGCGGTTTTAATTTCATTTTGTATTTGCTGGTACGTCATTTGTTGCAACTCAACAATTATATCTTCTTCAATTTCTTTTTCTGACTTTTCGAAAACGTGTCCGCAATAGTTACAATCCATTTGACGAGCTGGTAAAATTGCACCGCACTCTGGACAATCTTTTACTGGAGCAACACCCTCTTTTTTCTTTTTCTTTTTAAGCGTCCAGATTCTATCTTGCTCCCAGAATCCGTGCCTTTGAATGTTGTTTCCAAAATCTAAAATAGTAAACTCTTTTTTTGCTTTTGTTGATCGGCTTCCTCGCCCGCACATTTGTAAAAAAAGTGATAATGATTTTGTTGCACGGTACAATATTACTACGTCAATATCTGGACAATCAAAACCAGCGTTCAATATACCTACATTGCTAATCATAGAGTTAGGTGTTTCTTTAAACCATTTCAGTGTTTTTTTTCGTTCAGTATCTGGTGTAGTTCCGTCGATATGTTCAATTGGTAATCCTTTTGATTTGAACTGCTCTACTATTTGAATACTTGAAGCTATATTTGATGCAAAGATTATTGCTTTTTTGTTTGGTGTTAGTCTAATGTAATTTTCATAAACACCATTATAAAGTTTAACTTCATCATATTTTTTTGCTACTTGGTCATTATCAAATTCTCCAGCTTTAGTTCTAATTCCGCTTAAATCGACTTTTACACCAAAACTATTTGGTTTTGCTAAAAATCCCAATTCAATCAATTCGTTTATTGTAACAACTTCAACTATTTCTTCATAAAAACTGTCTAATGATTGCTGGTTTCCGTCTCTTAATGGTGTTGCTGTCGCTCCAATAACAACTGTATCTTCTTTTATATAAGGCAGTAATAAATTAAATTCTTGTTTATGGGCTTCATCAATTATAATTAAATCAAGTTCGTGAAGCCATTTTGAATACATTTCTAATTTAACACGCCTTTTTAATGTTTGCGCCATCGCAGTATAAAGCAATCCGTTTAATGAATTTATCTTTTTGCTTGGTTTTATTTCAATAGGTTTTAAACCAAAATTAGACAAACTTCCGCCAGCTTGAGTTAACAATTCGGTTCTATCAGTAAGAATCAAACATTTTTTACCTCGCTCAATTGCTTTGCTTATCATATAGGTAAACATTATTGTTTTTCCAGCTCCAGTTGGAGCGCACATAATCATTTTTTTTATTTTATCAATCATTAGTTTTCTTAAACTTTCAATTGTCTTATTTTGGTAATTTCTTAATTCAATCATAATCAATGTTTTACAAAATTAGTGTAGTAGGTGTAGTAGGGGTAGTAGGGTACTATATAGAGTTTGAATAATTCAATAAAAAAAATAACATATATAAAAAACAATAACTCCGTATATATATTAAAATATAAAAAAAAGGTACTACCCCTACTACAAACTCTGTGAGCTATAATAAAATAAATACTTAAGGTGTAGTAGGGTTGTGTTTTAAAAGGTACTACAAAGGTACTACCCCTACTACAAAAGCCCTAACCAATAAACTATTTTTGGGGTGCTTCCATTCACTCTTTGGCTCTTTTTTTCAAATCCCAATTTTTTAAGTGTAAGCCCTAATTTATAAGGGTTTAATCTTATTGTATTGTTTTTTTCTTCAATGTATGCTTTAATTTCAGTATTTGTAAGGACTAAATAATTACCTAAAAGCGTATCAATTGGATAAAAATATTTTAAAATCATTTCTTCTTCTTGGCTTGGTTGCTCATTTAATTGTGTGCAGTTGTTTAGTATTTCAATTTCATCTTTACTTAAAATAAAAGAATCTTTATTTTCAATCCATTCATTGTACAACTCAATAAACAAATCAACCTTATTAATTTCTTCCATTTTATCGTGGTCAATATCAATAACATTTATGGGTATTATACGTCTGTTGCCAGTTGGGTCATTAATAACCTCATCATCATTAGAAGTTCCACAAAGTACCGCCAAACGTCTTAAATCCTCGCTTGTTCGTCCAAAAGGTCGTCTTAAATTAAACCATTGTTTTGAGCTTAATTCTTTTAATCTTTTTGCATCTTGTTTGCTTTTGCCTCCAAATTCATCATCTAAAATAACCAATTTTTTAGTCATTAATATTTCAGAATCTTTACCCTCGTCAAGTTTGCTTTCTGCATAAAAACTCATTAATTCATCTGGCAATAAGTTTCGAAAAAATTTAGTCTTACCAGCTCTTTGACCACCAGTAAAAACTAAAATCAAAATTGAATAAGTGCCGTGCATTGATGAAATTATACCGAGTAACCACTTCTTTAAAAATAATTCTAAATAATCATATACAATCTCTGCGCGTCCATTAGCGTATGTAAGTTGTTTGTATGTAATACATTCGCACAACTTTTCGAAATTTCCGCTTGGTTTTAAATGTTTGTATTTATTTATAAATTCAGAAAATGGAGAATAAGACACGGTGCATTCCGAATCAATCAAAGAAAATAAACGGTCTTTTGTGATCTTATCATCAACTTGTTTTATAGATTTGATATAAAGACTATTGTAATCTCTGTCTGTCATTGGTTCTGAATTTAACTCATAGTTGCGAGTTATCTCGTTAAACCTTAAATCAAAAGTTTTTAAAAACGCTTCTAAATCGGCTAAAACATCAGAACTTTTTGTATTAAGTTCGTTTTCTGGTAACAAAAAAACTTTCGAAACAACTTCTTCAACATCAACACCGCTTATATTTTCAAAATCATTTAAATATTTTAAAGCATCTTTTTTTGCTGAATCAGAATCTTTTGCACCGCCACTTGTCCCAATAGATTTTCTTCTTAATTTTGCAACTCTTTCAATAGTTTCAGTTCGTTTTGTTTTGATATCTAAACCAGCATTTTTACATAACCATAAAAAAGTACCAATTGTTGCTATTTTTTCCGAAGCTCTTTTTTCAATAACATCGTATAATTTATCTACTGCGGTTTGTTCATATTTAGGCGAATTTTGACTAACTAAATGAAATAAATCTTTACCTTTTTGACCTCCGTAATGATGCTGGAGCGCACCTCCTATTTTATACCAATCATCATAACTATTTGTTAAATCAATCCCTTTGTCACTAATCTGTTGGAAAACGTGTTCTAAATCATTATCACAAAAAATATAAGTTGCTTTAGGTTCTACTTGTTTTTTTTGTAGATAAGTTTTCCACGTCTTTGCTTTTTTGTTTAAATAAAGTTCTGGGTCAAAAGAAACAAATCTATAACGGTCAACGTTTTTACAACTTTTGTCAATTATAATTTTATAGTTTTCTAAAAAATAACGTTCCAATGCTATGAAACTTTCGAAATGTTTATCTGGAACTATTTTTATATAAACCACTATACCACCATTACCACTAACAGAATCGTGTAATGAGTAAATATAACTATCGTTTTTTAATTCCTCCCTTACATTTTGAAAATCAGTTCTTACTTGGTCTTTTTTATCTACATCAATTCCTATGTAACCGCTATGTTGAGTAAGATTTTTACTTGAACGATAAGAAAAAACACCGCTTGGAGTTACGCCTCTTAAACTTAACTTATCCAGTTTTCCAGTACGATATGCCAAAACCTCGTCTTGAAATTCACCATCTTTGATTTTTTCTAAATAATCGTCAAAATCAATATTGGTAAAAGGAATTACGGCTGGCGACATTTTACCAGTTTTAACTGATACTTTTCCCTCTGGAAATAATGAAATCTTACTCATATTATAAAGTTTGTATTAAATGAATTTCTGATTTTTTCCAATTGTTTTTTTGTAAACGTGTGTATAAAGTTGGCTTTGAAATACCAATCTTACCAGCTAATTCATTATCGGTTGATTTTGAACGCAAACGCTTAACTTTTTGTGTTGTTTCGAAATTTGTCATAGTTAAATTTTTTACTAAATTAAAGCTAAAAAAATCCCTTTCGGGTTTAAATTAGCTTTTACAAACATACAAAATCCCCGCTAATTAAACTAATAAAAAGCGGGGTATTTTTGGTTAAAATAGTTCTTCTTCTTTTTGTTCTTGACTTTCTGAAATAGGCACGGCATTAAATACAGGTTGAGCGTTATCCCAAATAGTACTAAATCCTTCTCCAATATAAACGGTCGGAGTATTCGCTTCTCTTTCTTCTTTAGTTTGAACAACACAAGCAAAATGAGTTTTATCAATTCTCATACCTTTACCAGTATAAATTGTTTTAGGTTCTTTAACTGGGATTAGTTCAAACTTTACCTCTTGAACTTGTACGGTTTCGCCAGCTTTGTTTTGAAATTCTCTTTGTGATACTAACGGTCTTAATTTCGTAGCATCTAATGTAACTTGGATTTTCGACATTTTAATTTATTTTTAAGTTATTAATATAATTACGAGCGTTCTCCACTCGTTTTTGTAATTCTTTAATTACTGATTCATCATAATCAAATGAATAGGTTTTAATTCGATATTTCACATCTACATTATCGTAATCGTGTTTTTCTTCGTAAGTCAGTTCTTCGGGTGTATTTAAAAGAACGTAGGTAAGAACGGCTTTTTTACATCCCGTTAAGTGCATATAAACTTGTAACTGATAAAAGTAGTCAGAGTTTGGTATTTCATCATCAAACAATGGAAAAGTAAAACAATCCCAACTACATTTTATATCGTAAACGGTTTCATTTACAATTAAATCGGGTGTACCCGTGAAAAAATCATCCTCAAAAAACTTTTCATTTTTAATAGCAAAAGGAATATCTAACCACTCAATTGCTTTGTCAATTGCTTTATCTTCAAGTTTCAACCCCTTGTTAAGATACTTACTTGAAATTTCTTTTTTAACTCCGTAGATATGTTCTTTTAACCAATCTTGAACGTATGTTTTAGCGGTTTCTGATAACTCTATTTTATCTTTTACAAGTTCTATATTATTTCATAAAGGTGTATGGGCAGAAATTTTACAACAACCCGCCTACATCCAAGTACCAATATCGGAAATAGATAACCTTAGTTCTAAAAAATTAGGTCGATTTGTTAAGGAGTTGAGAGAGAATTATTAATTGTTAAATATTATAAAAATGAACAAAAAAGAAATTGTAGATTTTTTAAAATCGAATTACATAGAAGAAGAAATTACCAATCGTTTAGATGATGAAATTTTAAATTGGATTGATGAGGATTGGTCAGATGATTATGAGTGTGAGTATGATTGGTATGTTGACCACAACAACAAAGAAGCCGAAGATGTTGTTATTGATGAAATTATCAAAGAAATAAAAAGAAAATTTAGAGAAATCCCAATTGAAATAAATTTAATTGACATTGTCAAAGAAGTTTTTAAAGATTTAGATTAACCAACCCCGCCACCGCTTAACAATGTGGCGGGTTAAAAAACTAAACAATGTACGATATCGACTTTTCAAAACTGTACACGGTTGAAAGAATGGCACATTTATTAAATTTAACAAAAGCCTGTATTCAGTACCGAATCAAACAAAAGTTTCTTAACCCCGAAGCTATTAAAGGAAATGTTCACTATTACAATGAGAATGATTTTTCAATTATCAGAAACTTTAATAGCGTTGCGGTTAATACTAATAAATTAGTGCCTTTTGAGGTCATTTACGTAACACAAACTTATCACAG